AGACAATAACGAGCCGATACATGTACCTAGATACACAGGAGCGAAGCTACCTAAGAAAATCATAGCTTACAATAACGCGCAATTTATCCTGTTCTATTTACCGAAGCACCGACCAGATATACAAGTTAGTGCAGAGCTTACATTAGCAGCTGCAGAAGCTATAGTGCAGAAAAAAGCAATAGAATTTCCAGATCCGAACATAGCCACAGATTTGTGGAATGAATGGTGGGATTTAAGATTAGAAGTAAATTACTGCAATGATACTTATTACGGAAACGGTACAAAGTTGTGTACATCAGAAGATGATATTAGTTGTAGTGATTTATTATTTCAGTTTTCGACTATGCAGCAGCTGCACTTATCTGATGAAGGATTTTACGACGGTTACGTATGTCCTGTTTGTGATGATAAAAATATTGGGTATGCTACATTCTTTGGCGTACAGTTAGATAAAGATTACTGCAAGGCGCGAGCTTCTGCAAAATACATGGGAGGATTACATGAATAGAGTTGTTTACTTATACGTAAGGATAAACGGCGTAGAAAAAATCAAATATATAAAAAATTAATTCTATTACGTTTTCCTTTCAAGTGAGCTGCTGCAGCAATGTAGCAGCTTATTTATTTAATCGTCTGGATATTTTGCAACAACGTACAACATTATTCCACAGATTAGCGCCATAAATATAATTGTTTTTAGCAAGTCTAAAAGAAACAAATAAAACCTTTACTGCTCCTCTTAGTTACTAGTTACTTAACAGTTACTGTTAACAGTTACTATAGTTACTAGTAACTTAATTAAGATAGATAATATCTTAATAGTAACTGTTACTATGTTACTACAGTTACTAACACTAGCAGCTAGAAACATTACTAAAAGTAGCTCTAATTCTCACGAAAATGCGTTTTTAGCACGTTGTAAAGATAAAATAGTAGTAAGTGTAACCTTTTGTTTTATACAGACCTTTGATATAGTAATAATTGGGCAATGTTCCTCTGTCCATCGTGGCAATCGGTCTAGTGCATGCCACATTAGGATTTGAAAATATTGCTCTATTTAAATAATATTTCCCAGTATTTACGATTGTATAACGCAGGGAAACAGCAACGAGGAACAAAAGAATGGCTAATAATAACGCTGATAGTCAGCATCACGCGCGCGAAGAGCTGCAAGTGCAGTACGTTGATATTGATAAGCTAATACCATATATCAACAATGCTAGAACACATAGCAAAGAGCAGATAGCGCAGATAGCTGCAAGTATAAAAGAATTTGGCTTTACTACGCCGATACTAATAGATGAAGACAATGTAATAATAGCAGGACATGGACGTTTAGACGGCGCAAGACAGCTACAGCTAACACAAGTACCAACTATACAATTGTCCGAGCTAACAGAAGCTCAAAAGAAAGCATACATACTTGCTGACAACAGGTTAGCACAAAATGCAGGTTGGGACGAAGACCTGTTGAAATTAGAGTTGTCAGAATTAGAAAAAATAAATTTTGACTTAGAGCTTACAGGTTTTGATATAAAAGAAATATCTAGCATACTAGACGACGACGAAGCGCAACTAGATAGCGCATACACCAATAAAATAGAAATACCTAACTATCAAATAACAGGAGAGAAGCCGAAGCTAGAAGACTTGTATGATAATAAAAAAACGAAGGATCTGGTTAGCGAAATAGAAGAAGCAGATATACCTAGTAATATAAAACAGTTTTTAAAGATAGCTGCAGAACGTCATACAGTTTTCAACTTTAGAGAAATAGCAGAATATTATGCACATTGTAATGCTGATATACAAAATTTATTTGAACGTAGCGCGCTAGTTATTATAGACTTCAAGCAAGCTGTAGAAAACGCATACATAGAAACAAGTAAGTATCTAGGAGAATTTGCTGATGAAGATAATGAAGAATAATATGCGTAATGACTTTTGTGCTTTTATTCTGACGCATGGCAGAGCTGATAGAGTGCATACATACAAAAGCTTACGAGAGCATGGCTATACAGGCAAAATATTTATAGTTATAGATAACGAAGATGTAACAGCTGACGATTATTACAAGTTGTATAAAGACGAAGTAATTATGTTTGATAAAAAAGCTATAGCTAAAACATTTGACGAAGGCGACAACTTCAATGACAGAAGAGCTATCATATATGCGCGTAATGCTTGCTTTGAAATAGCACGCAAACAAGGTTACAAATATTTTATACAGCTAGACGACGATTATACAGGCTACAGTTGGCGACTTGATGGAGATGATAACTTTACTACAATCAAAGTAAAAAACTTAGATAGGATATTTATGCAGCTTGTAGACTTCCACAGCAAAACTAATTTCTTAACTGTAGCACTAGCGCAACCGGGCGATTTAGTAGGTGGAATACAAGGCGATATAGGTAGCATGCGTGTAAAACGTAAAGCTATGAATAGTTTTATATGCGACGTTGATAGACCGTTTACTTTTTTCGGACGTATAAATGAAGATGTGAATTTATATACATGCGCACAACGACGTGGCGAAGCAGTGTTAACATTTTTGCATGCAACAGTAAATCAAAAAGCTACGCAATCAAACGCAGGTGGCATGACTGATTTATACATAGATAGTGGTACATATATAAAAAGCTTCTATACAGTTATGTATGCGCCATCATGCACTAAAGTACATATTATGCACACAGGCAAAACTGGTAGACTGCATCATAGAGTAGCGTGGAATAATGCAGCTCCTAAAATTATTAGCGATAAATATAAAAAGCAAGGATCTGGCGATAAAATAAACATAGTAGACAAAAGTGCAGTATAGCCATTATTATATTAAGTAGAGTTTATCATGCCAACACCAGTACATAAACGAACACAACAAAATATAAAAACCGTACAAGCTATGGCAGCATACGGTATACCTCATAATGAAATAGCTGCAGTATTGGGTATCAATAGAACTACACTTACAAAGTATTATGACGAAGAGTTAAAAATATCACTTGCGCAAGCTAACGCTAGAATAGCAGAGAAGCTGTATCACAAAGCAGATGCAGGAGATGTAAAAGCTATGATGTTCTGGCTTGAACGTCGTGGTGGCGACGCATGGAAAAACAAACCAGTAGTAACTTTTGCTCCTGCTGATTTTACTATAGATATTAATCCGACAGACAGTTTTGAGTTACCAATAGATGACGACTAAAGAATTAAATAGAGTACGGTATACACGTCCACATATGTATCCAAAGCAAAAAGCTGCAATATTTTGTAAAGAGAGATACAGCATTATTGAAGCTTCTACTAAAAGTGGCAAGACAGTCGGTTGCATGGTATGGCTAGCAGAGCAGGCAATTAAAGGTGGAGTCAATAAGAACTACTGGTGGGTAGCACCTGTTTACAGTCAAGCAGAAATAGCATTTAGAAGATTGAAAGCAGGTCTTGGTAATAACAATTATTTAGCTAACGGTTCTAACTTGACAGTCACGCTAGCTAACGGCTCTACAATATGGTTTAAGGGTGGCGATAAACCAGACAGCTTATACGGAGAAGATGTATATGCAGCAGTAATAGACGAAGCAACGCGCTGTAAAGAAGAAGTATGGCACGCTATAAGGTCTACAATAACTGCTACGCAAGCACCAATACGTATTATCGGTAACGTAAAGGGACGTAAAAACTGGGCTTATCAGTTAGCGCGTAAAGCAGAGAGTGGCGTAAAGGGTTGGAAGTACAGCAAGATTACTGCAGCTGATGCAATAGACGGCAAAGTTTTGCAAGCTAATGAAGTAGAAGAAGCAAAAAGAGATTTACCAGATAACGTATTTAGAGAGCTATACATGGCAGAACCAAGCGACGACGAAGGAAACCCATTCGGAATAGAAGCTATATATAAATGTATTGGCAAGCTAAGTGATAAAGCACCTGTAGTATGGGGTTGGGATTTAGCAAAAAGCGTGGATTATACATGGGGTATAGCTTTAGATGAAGACGGCAATGTATGCAAGTCAATACGTTGGCAAATGGATTATAAAGAAACATTGCATAGAATAAAAGATTTAACTGGACAAGTACCTGCGTTGGTTGACAGTACAGGAGTAGGCGATGCTATAATAGAATTTTTAGCAGAAGCAGGAAACAATTACGTAGGTTTTAAGTTTACTTCAGCAAGTAAACAACAAATTATGGAGCGTCTAGCTGTAGTAATACAGCAACAGGAAATAACAATTCCAGACGGTTTATTAGCAAGCGAGCTTTTAAGTTTTGAGTATGTTTATACTAGAACAGGTGTACAATACTCTGCTCCTAACGGTCAACATGATGATGGCGTTTGTGCATTAGCACTAGCTGTACATCATTCAACAAAAACACCAAGCGTAGGAGTATGGCTTTAACAATGGGTATTATAGATTTTTTCAGAGCTAAGCAAGAAAACAACGAAGCAGTAGTAACAAGTGTTATTAACAGTACAGACCAACAACCTAGTTACCCAGATGCTAACTATGCTAGCTTCTCACAAAAAGGCTACGCAGGCAATGAGTTGGTATTTGCTTGTATAAGAGAAATAGCAACCTCCTCTGCAGAAGCTTTATTATGTCAGTATGATGAGAACAACGAAAAATTAACAGCAACACAATCACCTGTAGCAATGTTGCTAGATAAACCAAGTAACAACGAAACACAATACGAATTTCTTGAAGCTTTAATTACACACTTACAAATATCTGGTAATGCTTATGTATTAAAAGAACGTGCAGCTATTGGCGTAGTTTCGTTAATGTTACTAAGACCAGATCGGGTAGAAGTCAACGCTAGTAGAGATGCTTATACTTATACAGTCAACAATACAAAATATATAATACCTGCTGAAGATATAGGACATTTAAAGTTTCCAAATCCTAATAATGATTTTTATGGGTTATCTCCTTTGCAAGTTTTGTTAAGGCAAGTGCAAATAGATACAGATGCAACAAACTTTACTAGAGCATTCTTTAATAACGCAGGAGTACCTAGTGGTTTACTAAAACTAAAACGTAGAATTAGTAACCAAGAAGAAGCTGATAGATTACGCACACAATGGCGTGGACAATTTAGAGGAGATAGAAACTGGCATAGGATAGCTATACTAGATGAAGATGCTTCCTATGAAACAATGGGTAGCAGTATAGGGCAAATGGAAATACCAGAGCTAAGAGCTTTATCGGAGAGCAGAATATGTGCAGCATTCGGAGTACCTGCAATATTAGTAGGCGCAAATGTAGGATTACAACGAAGCACATATAGTAACTACAGAGAAGCTAGGGAAAGTTTTTGGGAAGAAACTTTATTACCATTGTACAAACGTATAGAGCAATTTATGATAAGACTGCTAGAGCCAGAATTTCCTAATGAACGTGGCTACATAGCTTTTGACTTTGAAGATGTACGAGCATTGCAAGAAGACGAAGACGCACTAATGCAGCGCAAACTAACGCAAGCACAAATAGCTAAAGAATTAATTAATGCAGGCTTTACGCCACAATCAGCGCTAGATACTGCCGGCATAGATAACGACATGGAGCATACAGGATATTTGCCATCAAGTTTAACAGTTTTAGGCAATAGACCTACAGAAGTTAAAGTAGTAGGCAAAGCTTTGTCACAAAGTAGAGCAAACAGATTACTAGAACCGTTGCAAGAAGACTACGAAGAAGAAGTAGAAAAAATGGAAAAAGATTTAAACAAATATTTCAAGCAACAACAAAACAGAGCAGACGGAATTATAGGCAGATACTTACAAGCTGAAACAGAAGAAGCTAAAGAAATAGAAGTAAAGTTTGAAGCGCCAGAATTTATTAGAAACAATGCAGAGCGAGGATTAAAGTATTATAAAGAAGGACGTGCAGGATCTGGATTAACTGATAAGACTGTTAGAGAAGCGCGCACTATGGCAGGGGGATTTATAAGCGAAGGTAAAGTGCGTAGAATGTCTGCATGGTTTGCTAGACATGTTACCGATTTAGAAAGTCCTGCAAATAGCAATCCTAATAATGATGACTATCCGCAAGCAGGAGCAGTTGCTTGGCTATTATGGGGTGGTAATCCGACTAGTAATAAAATGCAAGCTAAAGAGTGGGCAGATAGAAAAATAGCACAGATGGAAGAAGACGAAAAAGCACCTGTCGGTGCAGCTGACCAGTTTACGACAGAAGAAGAAGCTGCAGAACGTGCAGAGCAACTAGGTTGCGAAGGTACGCATACTATGGACGCTGATGGCAATACAATATACATGCCATGTAGTACGCATGAAGCATACGACAATATTGTAAACCCAGATACAGAAACACCATCAACATACAACAGCAAGAATAAGCAACAGCTACCATTTAACGAAATAACATTAATACCGTTAGCTGATGACGTAACATTAAGTGCAGCTATGTCTACAAGTCAAATTAGCGCAATGCGTAAAGCTTGGAATACAATTAACAACGGTGGTGTATTTGTAGAAACACCGTTTGACGCAGAGTTGCCGGTAGTACAAAACGCTTTACGTGGTTCTGGAAAATTAATAAATGATGCAAGCAGACGCAAGGTTGCAAAAGTATTAGAAACAGGCACGGCTAGAGGTTACAGTTTAGACCAGATAGTACGAGGAGTTGAAGCAGATAATTATATTGGTTTGCGTAGTGTAGTAAGAGAAACATACAAAAATAGAGCAAAAGCTATTGCACGTACAGAAATCGGCAAAGCTCAAAATGCTTCTACAATAGCAAGATACCAAGCAGCAGGTGTAACAAGGGTAATTGTACGCGACGGAGATGAAGATGAACTATGTGCGCCATATGCAGGTACAATACAAACAATGGATTGGGCATTAGAAAATCCAAGCGCGCACCCAAATTGCACTAGAGCATTTGCAGCTGTTGTAGAAGGAATAGATTACTAAGGAGTAATAAATGACAATTGAAAAAGTAAAAGAGTTACGCCATAAAGTTTATACGTCAGAAGTTAAAGTAATAGACAGTGCTGAAGGTATTGTAGAAGCATACGTTAATAGCATGGGTGTTATAGACCATGATGGCGAAGTAATAGAATTTGACGCGTTTAATGCGTCTATTGAAAAAGGTGGGCAATCTGTTGCATGGTTTCATGACCAAAGCTCCCCTGTAGGTAAAGTAATAGATGCTGCACCTATAGAATTAGCATACGGCGATGATGATGATGAAGACTTTAGAAGAGGAAAGTTAAAAGCTGTAATGCAGTTTAATTTAAATACACAGCGAGGGCGAGAAGCTTTTGCTGACGTACAGTTCGGTAGTGTCAAAGAATGGAGCGTAGGCTTCCGTTCACTTGATGACAATATAGAGCGACTATCCAATGGCGAAAACGTTAGAGTAATCAAAGCGTTAGATTGGGTAGAGGTGTCGCCGGTAATGCGTGGAGCATCACCAGACACTTCAACTATAATTAGCAAATCTGCCACAATGACGCCAGATCCGTCAGTTGACGAACAAAGTGCCGTTGTCACGGATACAGAAAAATTAAAGGTTGAGATTGAAATAGAAAAAACAAAACTACACATTATGGAGAATAAATAATGGATAAAGTAAACGAGCTTCGAGAAGAAGCAAGGAAAGCTTTAGTAGATGCAGGCCAGTACATTGAGAGTGGAGAAGTAGATGCTGCAAAAAAAGCAAAAGAAGATGCCGTTTCTAAAATAGAAAAAGCAACTGAATTGCAGAATGAAGCAGACTCTCTAAAATCACTATCTGGTGAGTTTAACAAGCCAACAAATTCTGTTCCTGCTTCTAAAGAAGAAGCTAAAGCATATAATCCGAACGACAACGGTAAAGATTATAGAAACGATTACAAACCTGCAACATGGGTTAAAGGTTTGCCGGCTGCTGTACAACCGAAATGGGTACGTGAGCAGATGGGACAAAACTTAAAAGAAGAAGAAAACTTTTATAAAGACACATGGACAAAATGGTTCAGAGATAGAAGCCCAAATGCAGGTAAATTCTTTGCAACTGCTTCAGCTGATGAGCTAAAAGCTATGCAAGAAGGTACTGACAATGAGGGTGGTTTTTTTGTACCAGAAGACTTTAGAACACAGGTAATACATAATACAGGTGTTCCGGGTGGAGTACACCGACCATACTGTACTGTTCTAACAACTTCACTAAAAGACGGCTACTTGCCGACTCTTGGTTCAGTAACATGGGCAGCTATTGCAGAAGAAGCAGCGTATGGCGACAACACACCAACAGTTGGACAGGTTTCATTCACAACTAGAAAAGCAGGTGGTACTGTAAAAGTTTCTAATGAACTATTAGAAGACAGTGCAGTAAACTTGCCGGCTTTACTATCACAAATAATGGGTGAAGCTGCAGGACGATACGAAGACCAGCAAATAATTGAGGGTGACGGCAGTACAGAGCCAGAAGGTTTAAGAACATCTGCTACAGATGGTTCAGACTCTGCAGCTAACAACGCTGTAGCTATCGGAGACTTCCAAACTTGGTACTTCAACTTGCCTGCTCAATTCAGAGCAAATGCTGTTGTTTCTACAACATCATCAGCAATGGCACAAATTGCTGCACTAGACGTAACATCTAGCAAAGGAAACTTGGCTACTGCTACCCCTGCAGCAACATTATACGGACGCCCAACAGTATTGTTTGACGGTACAGGTTGGGACGACGCTGCAGCTATTGCTACTAACGAGGAAATTGGTTGTATTGGAGACTTCTCTAATTACTACTTAATCGAAAGAATAGGTATGTCTATGAGAAGAGATGACTCCATATACGTAGCCAACGACCAAGTAGGTTTCTTTGCTAGGAATAGGTGGGACGGCCGAGTAGGTCTAGCCGACGCTTTTAGAATATTCAAAATAGCGTAATAGGAGAATTACTTACAATGCCAAAATTCAGACAACTTAGTGATAGAGTAGCAGTAAACGTAGCATTAGCACCTGTATCAAAGTCAGCAGGTACTACTACAAGTAGTGCAATAGACTTGACTGGTTACAGCAATGCTAGTTTACTAGTAAATATCGGTGTAATATCATCTAGTGGAACAGTAGACTGTAAAGTTACTGCATCTGCTACAGAAGGTGGTACTTATGCTGACATTACTGGCGCAGCAATTACACAGGCTACACAAGCAGGATCTGGTAGTGGGACAAGTCAATTAGTTGACTTTGAAATACCTGCCGGTAAACCGTTTGTAAAGACTGTTTTAGTAAACGCAACTGCAGCAGCAGTACAAGGTGTTTTCATAATTGCAGACCAAGACACTAGAAACTAAATAAAAATATATAGGTGGGTGGCACGCTTTTCATAATCAACATTCTTGAATTTGCTGCCCACCGACTATAAGGAGATAACAATGAAATATAAAGTAATGTGTATAGAGAGCAGACGTATAGCTGACGACAGTTATACAGCAGGCGAAGAATATATACTAGAAACAGATAGACTAAAAAAATACAGAAATTATTTTGAAGTTATAACTGTTATAGAAGAAAAAAAACAAACTACAAAAAAAGTAAAAAAAGTAGAAAATAAAGACGCAGGAAAAACTGAGGATAAATAATGGCGCAAACATATCATACATACGGCAACATATATGACTTTAAAGCATACTTAGGTGGCACTGACCATGTATCTAACTGGACAACTGACGAAACACCTGTGCTACGAGTTTTAGAAGCAGCTTCAAAACGTATAGACGAATATGTCGGTAGGTCTTTTGGCCCACGTACTGAAACTCATACATTTGATTTAGGATCTGGCGCTTTACGTGATGATGCACTTATGCCGAACGGCGATATGATTGAACGACCAGATTACTGGACAACTAGATTACAAAGTACAGGTATATTACCTTTAGATGATTGGTTAATAAGTGCTACAACAGTTACAAGCTACGAAGGAACAGACCGTACAAGCACTACTACATTATCAGAGGGCATAGCTAATGACTTTTTATTAATGCCATACAACACAACGCCGAAAAGTAAATTCAAGCTGCAAGAAACAACAACAAAAAATTTATACAGTGGACAGCAAACACTTACAATACTTGGAGAATGGGGTTGGCAGAATGACACCGAAAGTATTAGTACAGTTGACGCCGTAGGTTCTACTACTACAACTACTGTTACAGTTTCTAGTGGCAGCACAACTTATATTGGAGATACAATTTTAGTTGGTACAGAGCAAATGTATGTAACTAATGTTGACGGCAATACTTTAACTGTTATAAGAGGTGTAAACGGTACAACTGCTGCAACACATAGTGGTGGCGCTGCATACAGCAGGTATAAATATCCTGCAGACGTTGTACAAGTTTGCTTGGATATAGCTAGAAGTTATTTCAAAGCACGTGACGTAGGGCAAAGCACTTTAATAGGTACTGCAGAAATGCAAATGACATACCCACAAAACGAAGAAAAAATGTTGCTAAAAAGATTAGACCATTACTTGAATAAAAGGGAAACAGCTGTATATGTCTAGTGGCTTTGAAATAAAACTAGAAACTAATGGTAAAATATTTAAAAACCCACGTTTATTAGATGCTATTAACAAGGGTATACAAAATATGGCATTAGTAACAGAAGAACGTGTTAAGAAGCAGTTGTATAAGGGACACGGTGTTTTAACAGGACATCTTAGACGTAGCATATCTGGTATGCGTACAGGAGATTTACGTGCGCAAGTAGATAGTGGAAAAATATTACAAGGAGCTAATGTTGTTTATACAGATTGGGTAGAAGGAATTTCTAGTAGAAATGCTATATCATCTTTTAAAGGTTACAAAATGTTTGAAAATGCAAAAAAAGAACTTGAAAAAGAAAATAAAGATAAATATTTTAAACAAGCAATAGAGGACACTTTAGTATGAGTAGGTCTGGAGCAATAACTACTATAAAAAGCTTACTTGATGGCGTAAGCTCCCCAACTTTTCAACAAGTCTTAATAGGAGAGCCACTATCTATTCCCACAGGCGACAGAGTAGTAGCAGCTTGGTTTAATGGCGAGAGCGAAAAAACAAAAACTCTAGGCAATGTAATGGTAACGCAAGTTTTTACAGTCAGAGCTTATTTTAGAGTGGGAGCAACAGCTAAAATGCGTGAAAGCTTAGAGTTAGAGCTTTGGAACGCTGTGAGGAGCATACAGACAGCAATACGTGGCGACAGTCAATTGTCTGGTAATGTAACAGACTTAGATATTAGCTTAGCTGCTGTCGGTTGGACTGATATTGGAGGTAATACTTTCCGTACCATCAGTTTTGATTTACAATTAATAGAATTAGAAGGAGAGTCTATATCTCCGTAAAGGGAAATTATTATGGCAAAAAAATCCGGTCTTGGAAATAATCTATACGTACATGGTTACGATTTAAGTGGAGATGTAGGCACAATAGCAAACATAGCTACTACAAGAGGAGTACAAGACGTAACGTCTATAAATAAATCTGCACATGAACGGCTATTAACACATTCTGACAGCAATATAGAATTTAACAGCTTTTTTAATGATGCTGCACTAGCAGAACATGCTGCACTAAGCACTGTACCGACTACCGATAGAATAGTTACATTTTTAATGGGTAGTACGTTGGGCGATAGCGCCTGTGCGTTAGTTGGGAAACAAATAAATTATGACGGAAGCAGAACAGCTGACGGTGGATTAACATTTGCTGTACAAGTATTAGGTCAAGGGTTTCCGTTAGAATGGGGTATTAGTGGTACAGCAGGTAAGGTTACACATTCTTCTGCAACAAATATTTCTAGTATTGATAATAGTGCTAGTACATCTAACGGTGCTAGTGCATACTTGCAATCGTTTGCAGTATCTTCTGGAAGTTGTGTTGTAAAAGTACAACACTCTACAAACGACGCATCATGGTCAGATTTAATAACATTTACTGGTGCAACTGGTATAACTGCCGAAAGGGCTACATCTAGTGGTACAGTTAATAGATACTTGAGGGTAATAAGTAGTGGCACGTTTTCAAACTGCACGTTTAATGTCGTCATTAGGCGCGGCACGGCAAACGACATATAGAGCTATAAAACCAATAGCTACACATTTTAGGCAAGCTACTTGTCAAGAAGTAAATTGTCTTAATTATACGCGTGGTTGGAAAACTATTTTACCTGTCAATCACGAAGGCATTAACTGGATTAGACAAAGTAACTACAGGTACAATGAAGTTACGGATCTGGACAATAATATGGTAGAATTTATATTTGAAGCAGGACAGAATTGTTTTAAACAAAGTAAACACGTTATAAGTTTAGACAAACCTGCTATATTTGCTATTCAAGATGCTAACGGTTTAAAAAAGCAAGAAGCTAATGAATGGATTGATAAATTTGATAATCATTTAACAAAATTAAAAGGAGAGATAAATGGCTAAAGAAACCGGATTGGGTATGGCAGTTGCTATAGATGACAGTGGTGGCAGCGCTAGAACAATATCTAATGATATTACTAGCTGTGATTTTGCAATCCCAAGAAGTGTGCAAGACGTCACAGGTTTAGATAAATCAGCAAATGAAAGGCTACTTTTGTTAGCAGATTTTTCAATAACTTTGAACGGTGTGTTTAATGACGCGTCTAATATGTCGCATGATGTTTTTAAAACTGTATCTAGTACATCAGTTGCAAGAACAACAACATTAACAATATCTGGGCAATCACTTGCAACCGAATCATTTTTTACAGACTACGCTTTGAGCAGAGCAGCTACAGGTGAATTAACATTTACTACAAATGGTGTTCTACAAAGTGGTTCTGTACCAACATGGGCATAATATAGAGGAATAATAAAATGGCAAAGTTTAAATTAAGTCAAGCGCAACAAGTAGCTAACATTACATTTGAAGGAACAGACTTTGATGGTTTGGAAGTAAAAGTATCTTTAGATTTACCGTTAAAAGTAGTATTAGATATACAGACTTTAAGTCAATCTGAAGAAAACGAAAATAAATTAAAAGCAAACACGATATGGTGCGATAAAGTCCTGTTGTCGTGGAATTTAGTAGATGATAAAGGAGAAACAATACCTGCTAATGCTGAAAGCTTGCTAATGGGCGTACCATCAAGACTTTTGACAGCTCTTATAACTAAGTGGTCAGAACTTGTAACAGAACCA